CACCGCTCGATGGCCGACACGTCGGGGTCGGTGCCGCTGGAAGTCGTGCCGCCGCCCGGACGGCCGCGGCCGGTCGGTCTCGCGTGGGAGGTGGCCAGCCTTGACGCTGATGCTGGCTACTGACCGGGTGGAGCTGTACCGGCCGGACGGGACGAGCGACGCGCACGGCTGGGCTGAGCCGGGCAGCTCGCCGCCGCGCTGGTGCGGGACCGGGAACCTCCAGCTCGCCCCGGCCGAGTCGGACCCGCTAGCGAGCGGCGGGGGCGGGCGCGGGCCGCACGCCCCTGCCGCTGTTCCCGGCGGGAACCTGTTCCTGCCCTTGTCGGCGGAACCGGCCGAGGGCGACACGGCAGTCATCCGGGGCCAGCCGTGGACGCTGAGCCAGGTCCGCTATGTCGCCGACCCGGTAGGGACCGGGCTCGACTGCTGGGCCGCGATCGCGACGGGGCCGCGCGATGGCTGACGCCGTGTTCACGGTCACCGACGCGAAGGCGCGGCGGCTCGTCGTCCAGCAGGACATCCGGGCGATCGCCGGGCGGCTCGCCGCCGACGCCAGGGCGAACACCCCGACCAACACGGGCGCGATGGCCGCCGGGTGGCGGGTCGTCCCCGGCCGCGAGCCCGGTACGTCGCTCGTCGTCAACGATGTCCCGCACTCCGTCTACGTGGAGCACGGAACCCGGCACATGGCCGCCCGAGCTCCGCTCGGCCGCGCGCTCGCCGCCGCGAGGTCGCGATGACCATGCCGGTGATCGCCGTCCCCGACCTTGAGGCGCACCTGTGGGCGCAGCTCGGCGGGCTCAAGGGCGTTACGTCCTTCGCCTACGCCGCGCAGCCGTGGGACCGCGCCGGGTGGGTCTACGCCCAGTTCGTGCAGGTCGATGCGCGGCACAAGACCAAGCAGGCCGCCCGCGACCTGGCCGAGCAGGTCCGGCAGCTCGTGATGGGGCTGCCCGAAATCCCCTGGGCTGGCGGCTGCGTCTGCTACGTCCAGGCCGTCGAGGGGCCGGCGTGGCTCCCCGACGACGACGGCGCACCGCGCTACACGGCGCGCTACGAGGTCCGAGTCCATCCCCCCCGCGCGGCCACGGTTCGCGCGGACCCGTAGGAAGGAACCCCAGCCATGCCCCCAGCACCAGCAGCGCCCACCCTCAACCCGAGCGAAGTGCAGGTCGGCACCGCCAACGGGCCGGGTATCTATCTCGCCCCGGCGGGCACCGCGCCGCCCGACGACACCGAAGACGACTGGGAAGACCCGTGGCGCATCCTCGGCTACCTCAGCGACGACGGGCCGACCGTGGGATCGAGCACCGACAGCGAGGACATCACCCCGTGGCAGTCGGTCGTCCCGCTCCGCTCGGTGATCACCGGCCGCCAGATCACGCTACAGTTCGTGCTCTGGCAGCTCAACGCCGTGACCCTCGCGCTGTATTTCGACGCTGAGGAGCCCACCCCCGACGCTGACGGGGCGATCGACATGGAGCTGAGGACCGACGCGCCGCAGCGCATCCACGCGATCGGCATCGACTCGGCCGACGCCGAGCGGACATTCCGTATCGCGTTCTCCCGCGCGTCGCTGTCCGGCGCTGGCGATATGCAACTGACCAGGGGCGCGGCGGTGCCGCTGGATGTCACACTGTCCGCGCTGGACGACGGCGGGCTACTCGGCTACGTCAAGCTCGGCCCGCGCGCCACTGGCGGTGCGGCGCCGCTCGACTCCAAGTCCGTCAAGGCCCGCGCCGGGTCGGCGGCGTGACCGGGGCTGGCGCCAAGGGGAACCCGGACAATCTGTTCGACCTCGAAGCGGCGGCGGAAGCCGCAGCGGGCGAGGCCGGGGGGCAGCCGTTCGTGTTCTCCTACAAGGGCGCTTCCTACGACATCCCGGCGGGCCGGGACTGGCCTGTCGCCGCGCTCGCCGCGCTCGCGGCTGGCGAGCTGGAGACCGCGCTTTCGGCGCTGCTCGGCGAGGCGAACTACGTCAAGCTGACCGACGCGGGGCTGACGGTCGGCGAGCTGAACGCGCTATTTACGGCGGTCGGCAAGAAGGCCGGTTTCCCGAGCCTCCCAAATTCGTCGCCGCCGCGGCGGCCAAGTTCGACCCGGAGGTAGAGGCGGCGCTGATGGCCGCCTACCGGATCGACTGCCTCGACCCGGCGGTCACGCCGCGCCGGGTCGCGGTGCTGCTGTCCCGGCTGCCCTCGTGGGCGCGGGGCGGCGGCGATCCCTGGTCGCCGGAAGCCGACTTGCTCGCGCTGCTGATCGATCACGTGGCCGCGCTGATCTGGATCACGCAGCGAGCGCACGGCGCTAAGCACGTCCGCAAGCCGAGCCCGCTACCGCGCCCGTGGCGCACCCAAGACCCGTCGTCACGCCCCGCCGCCGGGACGGGGCGTGACGACGGCCCGGTCAAGGCCGGGTCGTGGGCAGATGCGGCCGCGATGCTGGCCGGGGTGCCGGGGATGAAGGCCGCCCGTGGCGACTTACAGCTACGGCGGCCTGGAAGTCCGGGTAACCGCCAACACGCAGCAGCTCACGATAGACATCCGCAACGCCGCGACCGCAGCGGGCACCGAAGCGGCCAGCAAGATCAGCTCCACCATGACCGCCGGGCTGAAGGCGGTCGGCGGGCTCGGCGCGGCGGTCGGCAAGTCCGTAGCGACCGGCATCGCGGGCGCGACCGTCGCCGCGACGGCGTTCGGCGTCGAAAGTTTCAAGACCGCCGCGCGGGCCGGGGAGATGGACGCCTCGCTGCGCGCGCTCGCCAAGGCCAACAACCTGTCGTACGACTCGATGCAAAAGCAGGTGACCGCGATTCGCGGCCAGGGCATCGAGATGGGCGTAGCTCAGAACCTCGTCGCGCAGTTCGCACGCGGGCAGCTCGACATGGGCAAGGCAACCGACCTGGCGCGGGTCGCGCAGGACGCCGCCGTGATCTCCGGGCGCAACAGTTCGGAAGTCCTTGACGACCTGACCCACGGCATCATGACCCAGAACACGCAGGTCTTGAGAAACGCCGGGGTCAACGTCCAGGCCGGTAAGGCGATCGATGACTACGCCAAGTCGGTCGGCAAGAGCGCTAAGGATCTCACCGAAGCCGAGCGCGCCCAGGCGGTTCTGAACGCGGTGCTCCGCGAGGGGCAGGGCATCGCCGGGGCGTACTCCGCCGCGATGGAGGAGCCGGGCAAGGTGCTGCGGTCCTTCAAGCGGGTCACGGACGATATCAAGCTGAGCGTCGGCCAAGGGCTGCTCCAGGCGTTCGGCCCGCTGATCCTCCAGGCGTATGACCTGGCCAAAGGGCTGTCGGCGGCGATCGCTCCCGGCGGGGCGCTCGCCCCTATATTCGACGCGATCGGCGAGGCCGTGACCCGGCTCGTCGCGCCGCTCGTGACGATCGTCGCGAAGTGGACCGACTGGATCGCGAACCTCAAGCCCGAGCAGGTCGAAAAGGTAGTCGAGATCATCCGCCGGTTCGGCCCGGCGCTGATCGCCGCAGCTGGAGGGCTGACCGCGCTCGTCGCGCCGTCGCTGCTCGGCCAGATCCCCGTGCTCGGCGGGCTGCTGCAAAACCTGATGGGGCCGCTGACGATGGTGACCGGCGGGATCGGCAAGCTCGCCGGGTCCGCTGTCGCCGCCGTCCCCGGAATCGGGTCGATGGGCGGGGCCGCCGGGCTGCTGCCCGCCGCGATGAACCCGGTCGGCCTGGCCATTCTCGGGGTCGTCGCCGCTGTCGGCGCGATGCTCGTCGCCAGCTCAGATTTCCGCGAGGGCGTCATCGCGATGGGCAAGGCGCTATGGGAGGGGCTCAAGCCCGCTGTGTCGGCGGTCTGGGAGGCCCTCAAGATTCTCGGCAGCGCCGTATGGGAAATCATCAAGGCGCTAGGCGACGCCCTCGGCCCGGCGCTAAAGAACCTTTCGCCCCTTTTGCGCCAGATCGCCGAATTGTTCGGTGTCCAGCTATCCGGCTCGGTCGATGGGGCAGGCTCCGCGATGGGCGGGATCGTCCCGGTCATCACCGGCCTGATCCGCGTGATCGGTTTCTTGCTCGACGTGACCACGAAGGTACTGGTCCCGATCATTGAGATTCCGCTCAAGCTGCTCACGCTCGGCGCGCAGGCCGCCCAGGTGGTCAACCCGCTCAAGGCGCTCGGCGCGGCGATCGAGTGGCTGACCGGCGTAGTGCAAACCCTCTGGCACTGGATCACCGGCAACTCACCGGGGCTGATCCCCGCCTTCGGCGCGCTCGGCTCCGCTGCCTCGGCGGTCGCGGGGCTGCTCGGCGGCGCGGTGTCGGCCGCGTTCTCCTCGCTGGCCGGGGTCGTCCAGTCAGCTCACGGCGCGATGACCTCGGCGGTGTCCGGCGGCTGGAACCAGATGAAATCCGTGGCCAGCGCCGGTATGAGCCAGATGCAAAGCGCCGTGTCGTCCGGGTTCTCCTCCATGGTCGGCGCGGCCCGGTCGGCGGGCTCGGGCATGGTCGAGGGGCTCAAGTCCGGGCTGTCAGCAGCTCGCGGGCTCGGCGGCTGGATCTCCTCGAATGTGACCGGGCCGGTTACGTCGATGATCAAGGGCGGCCTGGGCATCGGCTCGCCGTCTACGATCACGATCTATTTCGGTCAGGAGATGGTCGAGGGGCTCAAGCGCGGCCTGGAGACCGCCCGGCAGCATCTCGGCTGGATACAGGCGAACGTCTGCGCGCCGATCATCAACACCCTCAAGGGCGCTTTCGGCATCGGCTCGCCGTCGAAGGTGACGATGGGCATCGGCGAGGATCTCGCCGAGGGGCTCAACGTCGGCTGGTCGCGGGCGACCCATCTCGACGTGCCGCGCGTCGCTGGGTCCCCGCTAGGCGCGGCTGGGCTCGACGCTGCCGGGATGAACGCCGGGGGCGCGACGACGATCAACGTCTACCCGCAGCCCGGCCAGGACGAGCGGGAGATAGCCGCGATGGTGTCCCGCGAACTGGCGTGGGCTGCCGCCTCCGGGGGTGATGTCTGATGGACGCCGGGCGCAGAGTGCTGGCGGCGGGCGTCGCGGTGGCCGCGACCCGCGCCTACGACCGCGCTTTCGACTGGGGCTACCTGGCCGAGCCCGTCATCCCGCCTCCGGCCGGTGCGGGCCTGGTGCCGATCATCTGGGACGGGCTGTCGCTCAACAGCGGGGAGCTGGACAGCGGCCTGTGCCTCGTGGTGGAGAACGTGGACGGCTGGCTCGACGGGCCGCCGGTCGAGGGCAACGACGTAGCGCGGGTGATCTCTGATGGCACCGCCTGGGGGCCGAAGGTGGTCCGCGAGCGGACGATCGTGATCAGCGGGGCCGCCGCCGGGCCGGCCGAGCTGCTGACGCGGGTGCGGCACGAGCTGGCCGCCCGAGCTGTCGCCCGCGAGCCCGCCGAGCTGGTGATCGGCGAGCTGGGGTCAGACCGGGTGCTCACTGCTGACGTGCGGGCGGGCACGGAACGGCTGCGGGTCTCGCCGCTGGGGCGCGGCGGATTCAAGTGGCAGGTGACCCTCACCGCCGCCGACCCGGCGCTGTACGACGCGCAGTGGCAGGGCGCGCAGCTCGTCAACGTCACCGAGGACACCGGGCGGGTCTACAACCGCGACTACTCATGGCGGTACCGGGGCTCATACGTGGGTAATTCGGCGGTGCTGACCAACAGCGGGAACGTCCCCGCGCCGGTCTATGCGCTGTACGTCGGCGAGCTGACCGAATCGGTGCTCGCCGACAACCACGGCGGGATCATCCGCCTCGCGGCGCTGGGCGAGGGGATGCAAATCCTCGTCTACACGGCGACGCTCGCCGCCGAGGCGCCCGGCGCGCTGTCGCGGGCGAGCTACATCCTGCCCGGCTCGCGGCCGATGACGATCCCGGCGGGCAGCTCGTCGCGCTGGTACCTGCGCGCGGTGGGCTCCGGGTCAATCGCGCTCGCCTGGCGATCGGCGTGGGCATGATCGCGCCCGCCGGTCTGCCGCTCGCGCTGGAGCCCCGGCCGGTCGTCCCGCTGCCCGGCCAGTGGACCTTTTGGGCCGAGACGATGATCGGTAACGTGCCGCTCGGCAACGTGGACGCCGCCGGGTTCTATTGCATGTCCCGGCTGTCGGATTTCGGTTACGGGAACGTCACGCTCAACTTGCCGTGCGGCCTGGAGGCCGACCGCATCCGGCAGTTCTGGTCCTGGCGGCTGTGGGCGTTCTACGACGGCGAGCCCTATTGGTGCGGGGTGCCGACCGGGGCGGCTGACCAGCACGCATCGGCTCACGTGCAGGTCACGCTTACCGAGCTGCCCGGCTACCTGCTGCGGCGCGCGTGGGACGTGTACCCGTTCGGCGAGTACCGCCAGGCGGAACAGACCGGGATCGCGCGGGACATCGCGCAGCCCGTTGAGGATGTCGGGGTGCAGATCATCACCGAGCCGGGGCCGGGACAGCTCCGCGACCGCAAGTATGAATACCTGGAGTCGGGCAGCCGCGGGCAGCTCCTGACGAACCTCGCCGGGGTGCTCCAGGGCCCGGAGTTTCGCGCCGAGTACCGGATGATCAGCGGGCGGCCGGTGTGCCTGCTGCGGATCGCCTACCCGCGAGTGGGCAGCGATCACGCGGGGCTGGGGCTCGCGATCCCCGGCGCGGCGCTCGGCTACCGCGCCCAGTGGGACAGCGATCAGATGCGGACGCACACCTTCGCGGTCGGCGACACCCCCGCCGAGCACGAGGGCGAGGAGCCGCCGCCCCGCCCGGTCGCGGAAGTGCGTCGGCCGCAGGCCGGGCTTCCCCGGCTCGACCGGGTAGACGACTGGCCGGGGACGGTGCTGCTGTCCACGCTGGAAGAGCGCGCCGACACGATGGCGACCCGCAACGCCGGGCCGGCGCTCGACTTCACCGCGAGCCCGCCCGAGGGGTTCCCGCCCATCACGCAGTACGGGCCGGGCGACACGGTGACGATCCGCGCGGTTACCCCGCTGCTGCCCGCCGGGCTCGACTTCGACGGTCGGCTGACCGCCGTCGAGGTCAACGCCGGGCAGGGCATCGCAACGTGGTCGGTCGTCGGGCAGATGCCCCCGCCCGCCACCCGAGAGACCATGTTCCGCAAGCTCGGCCGCCTGGACACGACGTTGGCTCAGGTGTTCCGAAGCGGGCCGATGGAACGGCACTAGGAGGGCCGAGATCATGACGACGCCAAGCGGAAAGCTGGCCTGGGGCCAGGCCGGGTCATACGACGCGGTAGACGACCGGCTCGTGATTACCGCCGTGACCCGTGGCCGGATCGGGCTGGTAGCGCCGACCGTCGTTGAGGCCGGGGCCGGGCTCACGCTGATCTTGCGCGGCGGCTGGCTCGGCGTGGCGACCTGCGGGGACCGCACGAGCGCGGTCGTCGGCGCCCGCGAGGATCTGCCCGTGCAGGCGCTCGCGGGACCGCCGACCGGCCAGCCGCGCCAGGACGTGCTCTGGTGCGACACCAACCCCGACGAGGGCACATGGTCGGTGTCGGTGCTGACCGAGGGGCAGACGTTCGGCCGGTTCGGGCTGCCGCTGGCTTACATCACCGTCCCGGTCAACGCGAACCTAGCCAGCCAGTTCACGATCATCCCCGCCGACGCGCAGTTGGAACGGCGGCTCCTGTCGTACACCACGCAGAGTTTCGACGTGGGCCTGGGCGGCTGGAATTACACGAGCTGGGGTCAGGCGAACGGGATCAACACCGCGTCGCTGATGTGCGTGATGGAGCCCGGCCAGTGGTACCGGGTCCGGTTCGATTCGCACGGCTGCACGTCGATCGAGGGGTCTCTCCAGGGCCGGATCGGGGTCGGGTACCGGACAGCCGGGCAGCCGTCCGATGCGTCACAGCTCATGCGGACCAGGGCGATCCCGTGGGCGGTCACCAACCGGGAGGCGCCCGCGTCCTGCGAGTATGTGTTCCGGCACGACCCGTCCGCGCAGCGGGTCAACCGCGTGTTCGATGGCCGCCTCTGGCTGCTGTTCGCCGGGCTGTACCGGCCGACGAGCGCCGCGCAGACCGGCCCCCAGTGCGTGCTGACCGTCGAGGACATCGGGTCATGACGACGCCGGGCGGGCTGCTGCGCTGGGGCCAGGCGGGGCGCTACGCCGCGCGGGACGACCGGCTCGTGATCACCGCGCTCGCCGGGACGCGAACCGGCATCGTCACGCCGGTCAGGCTGACCCCCGGCGGCGGCCTGGACATCACCGTCGATGCGGACTGGCTCGCGCTCGCCGACTGCGGCGACGAGACGATCGCGGTCCTCACGTCGCCGGTCGCGGCGAGCGTGACGGTCCAGCCGGGCGACCCCGACGACGAGCGCGACGACGAGCTGTGGGCGGTCATCACCGACCCGGAGACCGCCACCTATGCGCTTCGCGTGCTCGACGCGGGCGGCGGCGGCCAGCACGGCGTAAGGCTCGCGACGATCACCGTCCCGGCCGGGGCCAGCAGCAGCGACGACCTGGAGCTGACTCCCCGCGATCCCGATTTCGGCGGCGGCGGGCAGGGGCCGCCAGGCCCGCAGGGACCGCCCGGCGCGGACGGGCCGCAGGGACCGCAAGGGGCACCAGGCGACCCCGGCGGTCCGCCGGGACCGCCCGGCGAGCAAGGCATACCGGGACCGGAGGGGCCGCAGGGACCGGGCGGGGTGGAAGGACCGCGCGGACCCGAAGGCGATCGCGGCGTCCCCGGCCAGGCGACTCTCATCGTCGGCTCGTTCGGCCAGGTGCGGACCCCCGACGAGCTGCCGTCAGACGGGTTCGTGGAAGCCGGGTGGGACGGGCCGGGCCGCCCGCTCAATGACCTCCAGGTGGAAACCGGGTGGGCGTTCGTCTACACCGATGGGCACCTGTGGGTCTACGTCGCCGACCAGGGGCCGGGCGGCGAGTCGTGGGTCAGTCCCGGCATGGTCCAGGGACCGGAGGGCGCTCGCGGCCCGGCGGGCGACCCCGGCCCGCAGGGGCCGGTGGGACCGGCCGGACCCGCGCCGGACTACGACCTCGGCCCGTGGGTGACGATGACGCCGAACCCGACGACCGGGCTCGGCGCTGGCGCCCGGTTCCGGTACCGCCGGGTCGGGTTCCTCGGCTGCGTGCAAGTCGATTTCAGCGCGCACTGGACAGCGGTCCAGACCTGGCAATACGGCAACATGACCAACGACTGCTGGGTGAGCCAGCCAGGCGGCCAGGCCCGGCACTACAACCTCCAGGGCACCGCCGGGATCACCGGCACGCCGCTGCTCCTCGTCCGGGTGGTGCTCGGCCCGAACGGCGCGGTGAGCCTGATAGTCCCCGCTGGCACGGGCGGCGGCGTCGGCACGCTCAACGCGCTCGTCCCGCTGCTGTCGGAAGGGACAGAGGACGATCCCGGCTTCCACCCGAGCCGGGGCTAGCGTAGGCCGCAAGGAAAGGAGATCCCCATGACCGAAGCACCGACAGCGGCACCCGAGCCCGAGCGCGACCCGCTCGCCGACGAGCGCGACGTGCCGCCCGACCCGCCCGGCGACGAGCCGACCGAGCCGCCGCTAATCGAGGGCGGCCCCGCTGAAAAGGGCGACGGCTGATGG